GAGCACTTCCACGTCATAGGCCATCGCGTAGCCGTTGGCCTGCAGGCGCTGGCTGATGCACTGCGTGGCCCAGTGCTTGGCCGGCGCGCGCACGATGGTTTCGCCGTCGCCGTCGTCGCGGGCGCGGTCCACCAGTGGCTCGCCGTCTTCGCCAACGCAATCCACCGCGTTGCTGAACTGGTAGCCGGTCATGACCTCGTCGAAGTGCTGGTCGGTGTAGGCCTCCATGGTCTGCAGGTCTTTCACCACCACGGTGCCGGCGCTGCCCAGGTCGACGCCCCAATGCGGCAGGCCGCCGAACAGCTCCTGCAGGCAATAGATCAGCTCGCGCTGAATGTAGTAATCCACGCCGCGGGCGTTGATGCGCAGCACGTCCTGTAGCTGCGGGCCGCGCTGTTCGCTGATGATGATTTCCGTGGGGTCGTTGGTTTCGCCCAGGTCGGCGCCGGCCCAGTACACGCCGGCCGTGGCACCGGTGAGGTATTCGCGCAGTAGCGCGCGCATGGCCTGGCGGCGCTCGGCGTCGTTGCGGCTGGCGAAGGGGGCCAGCGCCAGCGTGCCGTCGAACAGCCAGTCGTAACTGCCTGACTTGCGACCTTGCTCCACGTGGAGCACTACACGTTTCACGGCCACGTGCAGCTCGCCGCGCTGGCGGTCGATGTTAAGGGTAAGCACGCGGTAGTCGGGCAGCTCGTGCACGTTGGGCAGCAGCAGATCCCAACTCCACACCGGGTTCTCGGCCTCGCCCCACTCGCCCAGCACGTTGCGCTTGTAGCCCGGCGTGTGCCGGCCTCCGAAGTCGCGGATGAACGCGGCATCGCGCTCCGGCGTCCAGAACGGCGCCGGCATCAGCGTCTTCGGCCACAGGAACAGCCGCCGGCCCGGCTTGCCTTCCGGCAAGCCCACCACGGCCTCGGTGCACATCTGGAAAAATCCGGTGCTGCGGTCGCCATCGGGCACGCTGTACACACGTTTCACGCAGCCCGGCTCGCACGATCGCCAGAACTCACTCCACTGCACCGCGCGCTTGAGCTTGGCCGCCTCGTCCACCAGCGCCATGGCGTTGACGTGCACACCGCGGAACGCTTCGCCGTCGTGGCCGGCGGGCCGGTAATACACGCGGCCAATGCCTGGCTTTTCCGTTTCGCCCAGCGGGATGGTGAGAAACCGCTGCATCATGTGCGGCGTGCGCTTGGGCTGCAGCCAGAACTGGCTTAGCAGCGAGCCGCGCGCCTCGGCGCGCCCTTCCTGCGCGCCCACCTGGCCCTCGATGGCCAGAATGATCTCGTCCAGGTGCGTCTGCTGCGGCGCGCCCACCAGCATCCACGGCCGGCGCACGGTGAACCCCATCGACGTGCATTGGCCCCACAGGATCAGCACCGTGATCTCGCGCGTCTTGCCGACCTCGGCGCCGTCCTGGTGCACCACGTCCTGCCGCCAGCTGCGCACGCTCTCGCGCTGGTAGTCGAAGAACTGCCACGGCTCGCCGGTGCGCGGCTCCACCATGAACGTTTCCGCCCACCGCACCGGGTCGACGAACACGAACAGGAACATCGCCTGCTCCAGCGTGATGCCGTAATCGCCCCGCGACAACGCCTGCCATGCCCAGCCCTTTTCGCACAGCCACGCGTCGAACTCGTCCGGCGCGAACACGCCGCGCTCGTCCATCTGGCGCAGCACGTCGTGGTCGGCGGTGGGGCGGCGGCGGAGCTTAGGCATGGTTAGGCCGCACTCTCGCGCAGCGCATGAATCGCGTTGAGTGCGGCCGCGCGGTCCTCGTCGCACCCCGGAAGCGAGCGGACGCCGATTTCCATGGCATCCAGTTCCTCTTTTGAGCTTGCTCCGACAAGCCCTGCGAGCGCGGCGCGCAGCTTGTCGCGCTGCTCGATTACCGCGCGCATCGGGTGCTGCTTGCACCCTGCGATATGGTCGGTCAGCACCTGGTTGCCGTGCGCTGGCGTGTCTTGTGGGTACTCATGCCCGCAGTACACGCAGGTGAGAATCCTGTGGCTCATTTCCTCGCTCATTCGTCGTCCCTCGCAGGTGGCGGCAGCTTTCGCTGCGCGCGGTTGAAGATCGCCCCCAGCAGCGACTGCAGGCCACCGGCGGCTTCGTCGTCGTCTTTCAGTTTTTCGCGGGCGCGCGGCGTGGCCATTAGCTCGGCGAGGTTGATGCCCAGCGATTCGTTGAGCTTGATCAAGTGCGCCAGGATCGGGTTGGGCTTCATGTCGGCGACCATCGGTTTTCCGTCCTGGTCGCGCACCACGTCACCATCCCGGGTGATCATGGGAATCTCGATCAGCAGGCCGTGCTCGGCGATCTCCTCGCGGATCTGCCGCAGCAGCTGGAAGTTGCCAGCCATTTCGGTGGCGAGCAGGCCGTGCATGCCGTCCATATCGCCATCGGTGAAGGCGGACATCAGCGAATCCAGCGCGTGCACGTAGACGGTTTTGTCCAGGCAGCTGCCGCCGGCGCGGGTGAGGCCATCCAGCACCAGGCTGCACGGCGCCTCGGTGCGGTCGGGGTTGTCGGGGTGGAACGGGCACGTGGTGACGCACGGCTTGCCGAACATCTTGGCGATGCTGGTGGCGCCGCTGGCGAACTGCGCGCGGTTGATGGCGCTGTAGCGGCCATGCTTCCACGCGTTGCGGCTGCTTGCCGCCTTGCCCTCGTCGGTGATCGGGCCGGTGGCGGCGGCGGCAGCGGCTGGCAGGTTGTCGCGGCGCTGTTGCACGGCTTCCTCGCTCATGGTGTAGCCCGATTTCGGCGCCGAAGCGCCCGCTGGCGACGCCTTGCGCCGCTGCTCCAGCGCGGCCGGCGACAGCGTGTACGGGCGTTTTGTCGGTTTGTCCGTCATCCGCGCTGTTTCTCACGGGTGGCCGGTGCAGTTCCATGCGCGCATGTGCCGCGGTGGCGGGCGGCGATGCGCTGCACCTGGGTGTGGCTCATGCACATGCGCCGCGCGATTTCGCGCTGGCTCACGTCCTGGTCGAGCAGCGTGGTGATCATGTTTTCCAGCGTGGGGCCACCCAGCGCGTTGAAGAACGTGCGCCGCGATGGCACCCACACCGCGCCGTTGCCGAATTCGTCCAGCACCACCATCAGCGCCTCCAGCCCGGCACGCTGGGCGATCAGCAGCCACAGCTCCTGCGTGGTCGATGGGTGATGCACGGCGGCCGCGTCGAGCAACTGGCGTTCGAACGCGGTCGGGGCCTCACCCGGTCGGGAGAACACTGGATCCATGGCGCTTCCTCTCGAGGTCTTGGGCCCACAGGGGCAGGTCGTCGGGCACCGTGCCCAGCGCGGCGTGCTGGCGGTGCGCTTTCAGCGTGTAGCGGTTCATGCGGTTGCTCACCGCGAGGTAACGGCGCGTGGTTTCGATGGACTCGTGGCCCATCAGCACGCGGATGCGCTCGATGTCGGTGCCGTCGTCGTAGAGCATCGTGGCGAAGGTGACGCGGAAGCGGTGCACGCCCCAGCTGCCCAGCCCGGCGCGGCGCGCGGTGCGCTTCACCACGTCCTCGATCGCCTTCACCGTGACCGGGCCGCCCTTGATGCACAGCCCGGGCCGGCCGCCGCGCGACAGGTTCACGAAAACGCTGTCGGTGCACAGATCCGGCACACGGCTGCGCGCTTCCAGCCAGCGCAGCAGCTCGCGCACCACCGGCCCCTCGATCGGCACCGTGCGCTCCTTGCTGCCCTTGCCGAACACGTGCACTTGGCCCTTGCGATCGCTCGCCAGGTCCAGCTGGTGGACGCGCAGCTCGGTGATCTCCTCGCGCCGTAGACCGGCCGCGAGCAGCAGTAGCAGCATGGCCCGGTCGCGCTGCACGATCAGCTCGGATGTGCCCTGCTTCACTGCCGCGAACAGCGCGCGGAGCTGCGCCACGCTGTACTTTTTCGCCTGGGTGATCACCCGCTTCGGCGCCTTGTAGCCGCGCGTCACGTCCACGCCATCGCCGCGGGTGGCCAGGTAGCTGTACAGGCTCCGCACGGCCATCAGCGCGGACCGCCGTGCCGAGGCCGACAGCCGGCGCTTGACGTACAGCCATTTCTGCCAGTCGTCGAGCTCGCGCACCGTGATTTCGCGGAAATCGTGGCCAGCTTCCTCGGCCCAGCCCATGAATCGCGCCACGGCTTCGACGTAATCCGCCACCGTGGTCGCGCCGCGGAACCCGCGCACCACCACCAGGCACTGCACCCACAGCCAGCACGTCGCCAGCCAGCGCGAATCGCGCCACGGGCGCGCCTCCACCGCCCGCATCGCCGACGCCAGCGGCCCACCCTGCCCCAGCAACGTCGCTCGCAGCTGCGCCTCCTGCGGCGGTAGCACCA